ATTTAACAAATGAATCAATGTTTACGCGAACTTGGGTAACAAATGCGAGTTCATTGGGATTGAGTGCTTTTTCTGATGAAGATTTTGGATACTTGTATGGTTCGGAAAATGGCCAAAAATTAATTTTTGCAACTGATACTTTTCAAAACAAAACACAATGGGGAGCAAGTGGCCAACAAAAAGGTATTAGTAGTAAAGTGGGTAAAGGTTATGCCGGAAATGAAGGAACATATAATGGTGGATATAATTTGAGAAGATGGCATTATGCAACCGAATCTAATATTGGTAATGTTGCAAAACCATATGGAAACTGTGGTGAAGAAAATTTTAGTATGGGACAAGATTGGCAATATATGTTGGGTAATTATGATGGCGCGCAAAATAATGAAAGTTGGAAATTTTATTATGCAACCGATTCAGGAACATCTAATGTTGCTGGATTAAAACCATATGCACATGACGGACAATCTTCAGGCCACTGTGGTTGGAAAAATTAATTAAATAAATATTTATATTTACTATGATATTCGAAAATTTAAGTGTTAGTGGTTCGTTAAGGGTAACAACAGGACAAGTTGCACCTCCCAGAAATACAAAAGCAAATAGACCATCTTCTCCTGAATCTGGTTCTTTGTTTTTACAAACATCAACAAGTTCATCGGTTTTATTTGTATATACAGGCGTATCTAACAATGATAGTGGTTGGGAAGCGGTTGCATCACAAATAAACCCAAATTTATCATTTAAATATAGACAAGTTATTGCATACGCATATGTTGCGGGTGGTTATAAAAACTCATCACCATGGAAAAATGTGCATAAAACAGTTGCAGCAACTGACCAAACGACACATATAGGTGAATTGTTGGATTATCCTGCTAACTATACAAAGGGAAATTGTAGTAGAACTATTTTATTTGTTTTTTCTGCAAATACTGACAATCTTCATAAAAACCCAGGAGATGTACAATCAACATATACAACTGCAGTAAATATGTCTACCGATACAAACTATGCACATCAAAGTAAATGGGACATAACTGCGGCAAGAGGTGACCATGGAAACTATTTCAAAGAAACTGAATTTGCATATATTTTTGGTGGAGGAACATCTACAATAGATAAATTCAATTTAACATTAGAATTGTGTACTACGGGATTTAGTGTAACAAGTACAGCAGGTTCAGCCGCATCTTTTTCGGATGAAAACTATGGATATGGTTGGGATGATAGTAGTGGTTATAAATTTAATTTTGCAACGGAAACATCATCTGCTGGTTCTTCGGTGTGGGGAGCACACTCACAACAAAAAGGTATAAGTTCTAAAGTTGGCAAAGGGTATGCCGGCAATGAGGGGTCATATAGTGGGGGTAATAATTTAAGAAGATGGAATTTATCAAATGATACAAATGTAGGAAATATTGCAAAATTCCAACTTGATTGTGGTGAAGAAAACTTCACATTAGGTCAAGATTGGCAATATATGTTGGGTAATTATGATGGCGCGCAAAATAATGAAAATTGGAAAATGTATTATGCAACGGATACCGGCACTGCAAATGTATCAGGTTTATCACCAACCGCACAAGCCGGTCAGTCATCGGGTCAATGTGGATGGAGAGCATAAAATATATTTTGAAATGTAAAATATTTTTCTTATATTTAGAAAAATAAAATTATAAACTATGAAAGAAAGTATGGAAAAATTTGAATACAAAAGAGCTGAAGGACTTCGTGATGCTATTGATGAAAAATTCATTGATATTGCACAAAATTTATCATTTTCAACGCCTAAATATAAATTAGAAAATTTTGTAGGTGGTGCACAAATAACACCATATGCAAAGTTTAGACAATGGTTTATGGAGTTAAGAACAAGAGAAGATGCGTGTGAACATTTGGAATATTTACTAAAGAAAAAAGAAATAGAAATCCAATTGGAGCAAGAAAAAATGCAGTTCCTTACAAACGATTTGAATAAAGAATATAGTAAAATTACTATAATGGATATGGAAATTGATTTAAGAAAATATAAAAGAAATATAAAAGATGCATATAAAGAAAGACAAATTTTTATTGATTTGATTAAAGATTTTTTAGAAAGTGAAGAAGGTAAATTACCTACCGGAGAAAGTTTCATTGAAGTTTTTGAAAACCCTGAATTGGAAGATAAATTTGAAAAAGAACATTGGACTGTAAGAATGGCAAAACAATCAATGTTAGATATGATTGCATATGGTAGAATCGGAACAGGAAATTTGGACTCTATTTTAATGATGGAACCAGAACAACAACAAGAAGTTTTAGCACTTGCATCACATTATACAATTGCAGTTGATAAAAATATTAATCAATTGATGGGAATGGCGGCGACAAATACTACAAATAACTTAATTGAAAATAATATTAAAGAACAATTAAAATTGGGTTCAATTAAAAATAACGAAACAGAACAATTATTATAACATATGATACACATTTTATATAGACCAACCGAAAGTAAACCTGGATATGTAAATCAGATAGGTTATTATATGAATTATGCCATAGGTAGAATACCCGATGAATATATTGATAATAGAATTGAATTGCATAAGTTTGATGCCATTGTAATACCAGAAAATATTGCACCGGGTTTTAAATTTGCAGATATATACAAAGATTCTATGAGTATTAGAGTAAATTCACACATTATGGATGAATTTCCAATGCTACAATCTTCTGAAGCAGAAAATGAAAAAGTAAAATATTTTTTAACAGATGAAGATAAAGAGTTGGCAGTAAAATTTAATAAGGTAGTCATGTTAAAAATAATATCAGATAGATTTACTGAAAAACTAAAAGAATTAATGTTAGATGCTTCTTTATTAGAAAAAGCAACTTGGGAAGAACAAAAAAGAGAAGCTTTGTTATACCAACAAAATAATACCGCATCTACACCATTAATTGACATATTAGCAGAAGGTAGAGAAATATCAAAATCGGAATTGATAGATAAAATTTTATCAAATGTTAATTCGTATAACACAAAATTAGCAAATCTATTAGTAGAACAACAAAAATTAGAAAAAAGAGTAAAAGATTGTCAAACGATAGCAGATTGTCATAGATTAAGACATGAAAAATTTGGAATGAGTATGAGTTATCAACAACAGCTAGATGAGCAAGTAGAGAGGTCACCATTAACTCTAAAAATGGATTTTTAATGAATTTTGCTATAAATGGTTCCTGTTCAAAAGGTTGTTCATTTTGTTTTACCAAAGAAGATTATAGATTAAAACATACATTAGGTGAAATGAGTATCGAAATGGTTGACAAATTGATATCTCATTATGGTCTACAAACTAGTAGAGAAGAAATAACTATATTAGGTGGAGAACCAACTCAGCATTCTAATTTTATAGAATTAATTGATTTTATTTTTAGTAAAAATATAAAAATAAATTTAGTTAGTAATCTTTTGTTTGGAAATACCATTAAAGAATATTTAGTAAAAAATATTCAAAATATTAAATGGATTTTACCAAATGGTGCAGAATTAGACGAAAAAAATAGACTACCCATATTTAAAAAAAATTATTTAGAATTACATAGTGCATACCAAAAAATATGGGGTGTAGAGAAAAATGCTAGATTAAAAATTGCAATTACAATATCATCCGATTGGAAAGAAAGAGATTTATACGAATATATTAAATGGTTATATTTGGAATTGAATGGTAAACTTGACGCAATTAGATTGGGATTAGATTTAACCGGCACATATTTACTTAATAATAAAGAATTGGGTAGAGAAATAACAAAGATTTTAAAGTTTGCAAAATATAATAATATTATAATTACTTCCGATTGTCAAGTTCTACCCTGTTTATGGGAAGGAAACACAAAAGAAGCTGTATACGAAAACTCATTAGGATTTGCAACATTTAAAATGGCAAACTATGATACGATTTGTGGATATATGCCATTGGATGTTTTTCCAGATGGTAGTTCAATCCATTGTTATCCATTACAGGACAAAGTAAAAATTGATAATGTATTTAATATAATAGGAGAAAATAAGATACAATCTTTAAGTAATACATTTGATGATTTGTATATTGAAAATTATAATAATTATAATTTACCAGATATATGTAAAAATTGTATATTCTATCCAAATGATTGTAATGGCATTTGTGGTGGATGTTTAGAAGGAAAATAGTTATGAAAAAAATATTCTCAATACCGTTAAATCCGATGTTATCGGAAAAAGATTTTTTTGAAAAATTTTATCCATTTTTAGTTGAATATAAAGATTGGATTTACGACATTTATTTTACATGCAGAATACCACCATTTAATCAAGATGCAATGGGTTCTGTGTTTTTAGAAAATGATAAAAATGTTATTATAGACAATGCTATGATGATACAGCAAACTTTGGACATTAAAGTAAGTTCTACTTTTAATAATGTCAATGTATCACCAAAATATGATAATTATAAACTATTCATTGAAAACCTTAAACCTTTATACGATAGAGGTTTAAGAAGTATAACATTGGCACATGCTCATTGGGTTGCGATGGGAATTAAAAATTATTTTCCAGAATTGGAAATTAAAAATACCATTTTAAGAAAAGTTGCAACATCACAAGATTTTTGGTATAATGCTGAGCAAGGTTTTGATTACATTAATATTGATAGAATATTGATGAGAGATGTTGAAGAATTAAAAAATATAAAAAGAGCACAAACCGAATTTCACAAAAGAACAGGTCGTTATGTTAAAATAGCTTTATTAACCAATGAAGGTTGTTTGGGTAGATGTCCAATGATGGATGAACACTATTCATATAATAACTTAAAATCAGATAATGAACTACCATATTTTAGACATGAGATTTCCAAAGTAACATGTGAATATAAATGGGAAAAAGAAATTAATGCTTTCTTTTTTAAAGCAGCAACAATTCCTCCGTTTAAAAAAGAATATGATGAATTTTTAAATTATATTGATATTTTTAAAATGCATGGTAGAGATAGTTTTGATAGATTAAATGAAACTATGGAAATCATAAAAAGTTATGCAGCTGGAAATGAAGTATTAGCAGAATCATCTGAAATATATTTAGATGGAATACCTTCCGATGAATTGAATGGTTGGAGAAATAAAATTAAAAAGTGTAAATTTCAATGTTGGGATTGTAATTATTGTGATATAGTTGCCGAACATAAAAAGAAAAATTTATGATAGATTATATAGAACACATAGAAAACTCAATCCATTGGGCAGAAAATGAAGTTTCAAAACTAAATTTAGATATCTTAAATATACATGGAATTAGTAGTAATAAAGTAAAAATACTATTAAATAATATTTGTAATATTGACAATGTAACATATTTGGAACTTGGAGTATTTAGAGGTTCAACATTTTGTTCTGCAATTTATGGAAATAATATAAACGCAATTGGTATAGATGATTGGAGTTCTCCATTTCTTTCTCCACAAAGTTCAAAACATAAAACTCAATTTTTATATAAACAAAAAACATCAAATCCAAAAGAAGAATTTATAGATAATGTAAAAAAATATGGTAGGGTTGAAAATGTAAAAGTATTTAGAGCAAACTATTTAGATTTTGATTATACATCAATTCCACAAGTTGATATTATATTTTATGATGGAGAAACAAAATTCTACGACAGATATAATATTGTAAAAAAATTAATACCCACAATGAATAATGAGTGTATTATAATTTTTGATGATTGGAATTGGGAAAGAGAATCTATATTACAGGCAATATCCGATAATAATCTTCATATAAAATATCAAAAAAATATATTCACAAGAGGAGAAGACCCAACCGATTATTGGAATGGATTGGGTATCTTTGTCCTACAAAAATAATTTCTTAACAACAAAAACAAACAACAATGAAAAAACAGCTATCGCTATTGTTAGCAACATTGTTTATTGTAATTGCTTCATTTAGTCAATATAGTAGCAGTGCAATAAAACAGGGAGTAGGTGAGGTTAAAAAAGACACAACGGAAAACACTTTACAAGAAGTGGTTGTATCTGCAAAACCGTATCCTCAATTTAAGTTAGTTGGTGACTACAAACAACCAGCATGGACATTAGTCCGCAAGTTTCCATCCACAAGAGTATATGTAATGACACCTCCGGGTACTATTATGTATGAAAAGTGGTTTGATGTTCGAACTCCAAGAAATGGGTCACCCGCCGAAGTTAGAATGAGAGATGAATTCGCATTCGGACTTGGTAAAAGATTGGAATTGGATTTTTATATGCATACAGTCTATAAAAACAACGACGCTTTATCTACATTCGGATTTAGAGGGTTTAGTTGGGAAGTTAGATATGCATTAGCAGATTGGGGTAAAATTCCAGGCAATCCAACACTTTATTTTGAACACAAACTATTAAACCAAAAAAGACAAGGACTCGAACCTAAGATTTTATTAGGAGATAGAATTGGTAAAAAAGGTATTTGGGGTTTGAATTTAATTTTAGAAGCAGATGTTGCAAAATTAAGAAAAGACCAAAATAGAGAGTGGGCATACACAGCATCTTATGGAAACATCGTTAATGATGATTTAACAATGGGAATTTCTCATATGTTTAGATATAATGATGTAAAACAAACACAAGAGTGGTATGTCGGCCCATTGGTTCAATATCGTTTTAACGGACATGGTTATTTGAATGTCGAACATATGCCAGGTTTGAATGACGCTGCAAAAAAATCTAGAACCATAATCATCTTCGGATGGAGATTTTAATTAAAGGACAAGAATTTCTTATCTATTTAATGTTAATAATGTTCATAACAGGTATCCTCAAAGAAAGAGGGTACCTGATGGACGTTTTTAAGTTATTGGAACAAAGGGTAAAGTCAAAAAGATTAGTAGTATTTTTAGTATCACTATTTGGAGGTATCTTACCAATTCCAGGTAGAGTTGCAATTTCGGCAAGTATGTTGAATACCATTGCACCTACCGATAGACAGAAAAGAAAGAAATTTGGTGTGATTGATTATTTAGCAACACATCATTATTACCTGTGGTCTCCCTTAGAAAAAACAGTTATTATTCCTATGGCAGTTTTGGGATTGACTTATATGCAATTTATGTCATACATTTGGCCACTATTATTAATATCGGGTTTATACATTGGATATTATATTTCATCATTAAAAGAAGATGAGATTGAAATTGACGTAAAAGATGAACCTATGAATTGGAAAAACATAGGATTGGTAGTTTTACCTTTTCTTTTTACAATATTAATAAGTTGTGTGACCGATTATTATTTTGCAGCATTTGCTACATTTACGACTTATTTAATAACATATTCAAATAGTTGGAAAAAACTATTAAGTTATATCAACTGGCAATTGGTTTTTATTGTTGCCGGTATAATTATATTAGGTAATTTTATCAACTCATACTATTCATTAATGGAATCTTATATAAAAACATATAATAATCCAAAAAATATATTAGTAGTATCGGTTATTTCATTTTTAGTATCGTTTTTATTGGGGTCATCAACTAAGTATGCAAGTATAGTTAGTTTGTTGACAAGTGTGTTTGGAATGCATTATTTTGTATTATTTTTTACATTAGAATATTCGGCATATTTGATATCACCATCCCATAAATGTTTACCAATAGGTCAAAAATATTTCCACACCGGATTTATGACATACTTAAAGGCATTGATAATTTGGATAAGTATTATGATAACATATGCTATCACAACTATTTTGTAAAAATAAAATATTTATAAACGATATTTATAACAAACATAAAGAATTAAATGGCAGCTATATTTCAATTAAGAAGGGGTTCGGGCTCAGTATCTTTAGTAGATGGTGAATTATATATAAACAAAGGACCCGATTCGTTACAATACGCAGTAGGTGAAAGAGAAATTACTTTAGCTAAATTAGATGAACTAAATAGTGGTTCATTATATATACAAGGTGGAATTTCCGCATCTGGAGATATTACTGCTTCTAATATGTTTATTAGTGGTAATTTACATATATCTGGAAATTTATTTTTAGGAAATAGTGGTTCCGATACAATCACTGCAACCGGTGAATTTACATCGCATATAATTCCAAACCCAACGGACACTTACAATTTAGGTAGTGATACAAAGAGATGGGGAAGAATGTTTGTAAATAGTGTATCCGCATCCGCATTCACAGGTTCTCTTTTTGGAATGGGAGACCCAACATCATTTAGTACATCAGTAGATTTAAGATTGGATAGAGTAGAAGCATCATCATCTTTGTATGATAATGCAATGTCCGGTTCAAATAGATTATATGTTTCTCCAAGTGGTAGTGATAGTAATGATGGTAACGACCCATCTACTCCATTTAGAACAATTAAAGCAGCGGTTGAATCATTAGGTGCAGCAGAATATACAAATACAAAAAGATATACAATATATGTAGGTAGTGGTAATTATACCGAACAAAACCCAATCGTAGTTCCTCCTGGAGTTGCAATTGTGGGTGATACATTAAGAACGGTTAGATTAACTGCAGCAAATCCTACAAAAGATTTTTTCCATACACATGATTCAAACTATTTTTATGGTTTAAGATTCTTAGATTTAAAATATCCTTCATTTGCATTTTCATTTCCATGTTCTACTGCAACCGCAACAATAAGTGGTGGTGGTATTAGTGGATTGACAATGATACACACTGCAAGTGGATATCAAAATGGAGAAAATGTAAGTGTAATTATTGAAGGCCCTGATGCAAGTGGAAGCGTTGCAACGGCAACGGCAACTGTAAGTGGAGGTGTTCTTTCTATTAATATGGTAAGCAATGGTAGTGGATATGTGGCGGGTGAAAAACCACATATATCAATTCAAGC